GTTTTGTTCAAGAAGCTTTAAAAAAGCATCGAGAACAACTCTCAAGTGAACATCCTGGAGTTTCCAAAGAAGCCCTCAAAGATTTATATCAAAGAGGACTCGATTTTGGAAGATTGGTAAAGAAATTTTATGATCCTAACAAAGGTTTTTATCCTACCAATAAAGCAACATTTTCCTTCCCTCGTGATAAGGGAGGGGTTAAAGGAGACTTAGTTTATCATGATAGGCTTTCTACTTCAGTTAACTCTTCTATTGAGAAGACTGATCGTATGGAGCCATTCGTGATTGGACTATTTGGTCAACCTGGACAAGGAAAGAGTTCTATGATTCCAAAAATCATTAGCGCTCTTAGATTCCAATTTCCTGGTTTACCATTCTCTGATTTAACGTACGAACGTACATGTAATGTTGAACATTGGGATGGATACCGTGGTCAACCAATTGTTATCCTTGATGATTTAGGTCAATCAAAGGATGGTGGAGATATCAAGGAATTTCAGACACTTGTGTCTTGTAATCCTTATATTCTCCCAATGGCTGATTTAACTGAAAAGGGCACGTATTTTACGAGTCCTATTATTATCGTTACCTCAAATTTGAGGTATGGAGAACAACTTTCAGTTATTTATACGGAATCTTCAGGAATCCTTGATGATGCCTCTTTTTGGAGAAGAATTCATTTTCCAATCTATATAGAGGATCATGAATGTCATCTCTTAAATGAGAAGCCATCTTGGATTCGAAGAAATAACCTTTTGTTTCATGAAGAAACTGTTAGAAAAATTTCAAAACGATGTAAAACTTCTCGAGACGGAACTCCGATCAAGACAGAATCCTTTTTTCAACAAGTCCCTGATTTCAGGGAAGGAAGAACAATTTGGGATGATTATATTCAAAACAAATTTGGTCTTTCTGTTGATAAGGAAGAACTCTTGAAAGATGTTCTACTCGAATTTAAATATCGTAAGAAATATCATGAAAACATTCGAAAAACTTGGATACAAACGATCATGACTACTTCAGATTCAACCGAAACTATCATTGGAAGAGATCTATTCATTAATGAATTTAAAGATCAAATTCCTGAAAGTCTAGGATTTTCTGGATTTAAGCAGTCAGATTCTAATTCCTTTCATTTAAGTTATAATGCTTATCCACCATCAAATCCTCTTCCTGTAAGAGTGGAACCCATTAGGGAACCACTTAAGGTTAGAACGATTACGGCGGGAGCAGGAGAAACTTTCTGTTTGAAACCTTTTCAAAGAGCAATGTGGTTAGCTTTGGGAATTGAACCCCAATTTTGCTTAACACATGGAACAAATCGTCTAGAAACCGCTATCGAACGAATTTACAATCAAAGTAATTCGGAAGATGTTTGGATTTCTGGGGATTATTCCGCAGCAACTGATAGTTTTTCAATAGAAGCTTCGAAAGCTTTACTTGAAGGTATATTAGAATCTATAGATCATGAGCCTACGAAAAGATGGGCAATGAAAGAGATTTCTCCTCATTTACTAGTTTATCCGAAGAGTTCAGGTTTAGAACCTGTTCTTCAAAAATCTGGTCAATTGATGGGATCTCTTCTATCATTTCCACTTCTCTGTTTACTTAACGATTGTACCGCTAAATCAATTGGACTTTCTCCTGAGAAATATCTCATTAATGGAGACGATATTCTAATGCGAACAAAAGCATCTGATTATCCAATCTGGAAAGAAAGAGTCCAAGATTATGGATTAAGTTTATCCTTAGGGAAGAACTATATTCATAAACGATATGGTACAGTCAATTCTCAACTTATCCTTGATGGACAGGTTTTGAATTCTGGTAAACAAAGGGTTCTAGATCGTAGAAGCCAAGTTTTAGGAGAGTGTCTTAGAGATCTCGAATTAAACATGGGAGACAAGTCTCCTACTGAAGTCCAAGAGTTATTTAAGAGTATTAATCGAAAGAAACTGTCAAAAACAGTTCGATCGATACATGTACCTTTAACTCATGGAGGATTAGCTTTTTCCTGGGGAGAACGTGATCAAACCGCTCAGACTAAACGTACTGAGATGTTGGTTTATTTACACGATCTTTTCAAGAAGATAGAACCTAAAAAAGGTTGTATCGCTATTCCTTACTTATCAGTAGAGAAACTTGTAGATGAAAAATCAAAAACATATGAAGATACCTTTTTCGAATTTGTCGAAAGTGATGAATATCACGAAGACTTTGTTTCGAAAGCGGCTTTGCCATTTGTTAAAAAGAGAGTGATGAACAATGCTAATCTCAGGGATTTATTCCTG